GGAGTAACGGGCTGACGGGCGGGGGGCTTCGGCCTCCCGCCTTTTTCTTTTTCGGAGGGAACCGAAACCATGGACATCGACAACAGCGCGTACAACCGAGAACGCCCGAACATCGCCGTTCTCCGCTTTTGGATCGAATACGAGGATGTGGCGGGAAAGCCCGGCGAGCCTCGTGAAGTCCACATGGTTGAGTGGGTCAAGAAGGGCACGAACGGCGCGACAACCTGCGAGAAGGTCGCCCGCTCGATCAAGTCCGACGCAATGCGGGAGATTATCGAGCCTGCATACAAGTCGTGGCTCAAGGGCCAGGAGGAGCCGGTTGACGGCACCCCGCTTTCGGCATGGCCCGGGGTAAATCCCGCACAGGCGGATCGGCTCAAGGCGCTGCATCTTCGCACGGTTGAGGATGTTGCGGGCATGAACGATGCGGACATGAACCGTGTCGGCATGGGTGCGCTCGCCCTCCGCGATAAGGCACGCGCGTTCGTTGCGGCAAAGAAAGACACGGCCCCGCTCGCCGAAGCTATGGCGCAGAAGGACGCAGAGATTGCGGACCTACGCGCGCAACTCGCGGAAGTCATCGAGAACATGGACAAGCTCGCAGCGGCGAACAACATGCCGCGCCGTGGGCGTCCGCCGAAGGCCGAAGCGGCCTAGTACATGCCACCGCTTCCCATGGACCCGAAGGTACGCTTCGCAAAGCACTATGTGCCGGAACCTAATAGTGGGTGCTGGCTCTGGATCGGAGCGCATTCGACTGCAACCGGATACGGGAACTTCCGCATTTCCCCGAAAGCAAATGCGGAACCCGCACACCGCGCATCGTGGCGGCTTCATTGCGGATCGATACCAGGCGGAATGCAGATTTGCCACAGGTGCGACGTTCCGGCTTGCGTCAACCCAGACCACCTGTTCGTCGGAACTCCGACAGACAACATGAGAGACGCGGCCCAAAAGGGCCGAATGAATTGGAAGCCTAACGAAGTCCGCGCCCTAAAGAGGGGCATTGAACACCCCGCAGCAAAGTTGACGGAAGCCGACGTGCTGGCAATTCGTGCCAGCGCGCGATTGGGCATCGAGTTGGCGGAAGCGTATGGCGTCTCGAACGTAACAATCAGCCGAATTCAGCGCCGATTGCTTTGGAGGCATGTGCCTTGAGTTTGTTGTCGTTAATTCAGGATGCCACGGACGAACTACAGATTCGCCGCCCGTCCGCTGTTGTCGGCTCGTCCGATGCGGAAGTGCAGCATCTGTTTCGTTTGGCGAAGAAGGAAGGGCTTGAACTCCCGAAGCGCGGGGAGTGGCAGCAGCTTCGCACGCAATCGACGTTTACGACCCTCGCGCAAGAGGCGCAGACGGGCATGGTCCCGACCGACCTTGTGCGGTTCATCAATGAGACATTCTGGAATCGCTCGGCCCGCCGGCAGTTGAAGGGGCCGCTAACGTCGCAGGACTGGCAGACGCTGAAGGCCATGTCCTCGTCGCCCATCGTTGACTGTTATACGTTCTACGGCTCGGACATTCTCGTTCAACCGGTTCCGGCAGCGGGGCAGACGTTCGCGTTTGAATACATTTCCTCGAATTACTGCGCTTCGTCCGGTGGTACTCCGCAAGCGGTCTGGACGGCGGACACGGACACCGGACGCATCCCCGAAGAACTCTTTACGCTCGGGATCATCTGGCGATTCCTCAAGGCGACGGGCCAGCCGTATCAGGACGAGCAGGGGACGTATGAAGGGCAAATCCGGCAATACCTGATCGGCAACAAGCCGAAGGTAACGCTTGATATGGGCGGTGGTTGGGACACGCGCCGCCCCGGCATCTATGTTCCAGAAGGTTATTGGAACGTATGAGTCGGTCGATATCTCGGGCGGCGGCGGTCTCCTCAACGGTTCCCGCGCCGGTAGAGGGCTGGGATACCAGAGAGGCCCTCGCAGACATGCCGCCTAAGAGAGCCGTGATCCTGGACAATTGGTTTCCGCAGACGGACAAGGTTGCCATTCGTCCGGGGTACGCCTCGCACGCGACGGGCCTCGGTTCCGCCGTTGAAACCTTGATGGAGTACGTTCCGCGCAACGGGACGGCGCAACTCTTCGCGGCGGCTGGCACGGATATCTATGACGTATCGTCGGCGGGTGCTGTAGGTGCGGCGGTCGTTTCCAGCCTTACAAATGCGCGCTGGCAATATGTGAATTTCGGCACGGCGGGCGGTCAGTTTCTTCGATGCGTCAACGGTGTCGATACGCCGCTTATCTATGACGGCGCAACGTGGGCGACAACGGCAATCACAGGGCCCACGGCGGCGAACCTTATCTGGATCAACGCGCATCAGCGGCGCTTGTGGACGGGCGAGAAAGACAGCCTTTCGGCGTGGTACGCGCCGGTCAATACCGTGTCGGGTGCTTTCACGGAGTTTCCGCTTTACGGCATCGCAAAGCGCGGCGGTTATATCATGGCAATGGCAACCTGGACCCGTGACGCGGGTGACGGGTTGGACGACGTTGCCGTATTCATGACCTCCGAGGGCGAGGCGATTGTTTATCAGGGTACGGACCCGTCATCTGCCGCAACGTGGGCGCTGATTGGCGTGTTCTTCATCGGTAAGCCAATCGGGCGTCGGTGCTTCATCAAGGCCGGTGGCGATTGCATCCTGTTGACGGATGACGGCGCGGTTCCGTTGTCGTCCATTCTTTCGGTTGACAAGTCGCAGGCCGAAAAGGTCGCACTTACTCAGCAGATCAATAAGGCGTTTAACGATTACGTCCGCAACTACGGCAGCGTCTACGGATGGCAGCCCTTCATCTACCCCCGCCGCACGATGCTTGTGCTTAACGTGCCGATTTCCTCGACATCCGCTTACCAGATTGCGTTTAATACCATCACGAAAGCCCCGTGCCGGTTCGTCAATATCCCCGCGATTTGCTGGTCGCTAAAGGGGAATGACGCTTACTTCGGATCGTCTAACGGCACGGTCTATAAGTTTGACGGGGGCGCGACTTCGGACGCGGGATCAAATATCACGACCGACGCTTTGCAGGCGTTCTCGTATTTCGGCAAGCCCGGAATGAACAAAGCCTTCAAATTAGCCCGCCCGACATTTGAGGCGGACGGCACGCCGATGATTGCCTTGGAACTCAATACCGACTTCCGCGTCTACCCGCCCGAAAGTGTCCCGACCTCGCTTGCGACAAGCGGCGGCATTTGGGACACGGCGGAGTGGGACGTGGATATATGGGGCGGTGCTGCGGATATCTACGATGGTTGGATCGGTGTGCGTGGTTACGGGCGTGCGGCGTCGGTTCGGATGCAAACGGCATCATCGACACTTAGCGCGGGCTGGATTGCGACAGACTTTGTGTTCATACCTGGCGGGATGATCTAGCCATGAAGCACCTTAAGAAAGTAGCCGCGAAACTCGATGACCACGGGCGGAACGGCGATTCGATTGTCGCGCATCTGAATCCGCGCGAGGCCGCACTACTCAAGGCTCTCGGTGGAGCGGGAACGATCAATCCGAAAACGGGCCTGCTTGAGTTTTACGACGGCGGCGAAAGCGGCAACGACGCGACGGGCGGCGGCACTGCGGGTGGCATTGGCGATCCGGGCGGCTTCGACAGCAGCGGTCAGGGCGGCGGGCAGATCGCGGACCTCTCGCCGCAGGATCAGCAGGCGCTCGGCTTCAACCCGAATGACCTAGCCGATACGCGCTCGGCGACGATTTCCGCGTTCAATCCCATGTACGACGAAGCAGCGCAGGCGGCCCAATACTCCCCGCGCTCTATGCCGCAACGTGCGTTTGATTGGGCGAGAAACCAGCCCCGCGAGTTTGTGCAAGACCTTCAGGACAAGCCGTTTTCGACGCTGGCGAACGTAGCCATGCCGGGCGCGTTCGGCTTGGTGAATAATCTTGTCGGCATGGCTTCGGCATCCCCCGGCGTTGCGGGTCGGTCCTTGACGGATCGCGCCATCGGCGGAATTGCGAGCATGACCGGCTTTAACAGCCAGCCGTCCGCACCGAATACACAGACCGCATCCGGCAGCGTCACAGGGCAGACCACGGCGGCTATCGGCCCTTCTGGCGATAAACCAGACGGCCCGGAAATAGCCGACGGCGGCGACGGCTACAACCCCACGCAATCCGGCGCGTCCGGTTCGGGCGTATCGCCTATCGCACAAGCCCTCATGGGGACAACTCCGTCGAACCAGCAGAACGGCGGACGGATGACCTACGGCGCGTTGAACTCGACTTACAGCCCGTTCGGTCAACAGTACGTCAGTCCGTGGGCTTATAGGGGCTAATGCGTTCGGAACCTCGTCTACTCTTCGGCCATGACGCACAAGTGGCCGAATGGGTTGCGTCCCGTATCCCTCATATGCACGGCGGGCAATTTGGCCCGTGTGTCGCAATCGGCGTCGGAAGCGCGGAACGCGGGACGTTGTACGCGGGCATCGTCTATCACGAATATCAGAAGCCTCTACAGAACGTGCAATTGAGCATGGCGGCGGATTCGCCGCTATGGGCGACCAAGGCAACGATCCGCGCGCTTCTCCACTACCCGTTCAAGCAGTTGGGTGTGTGGATGGTCTGGACGATGACGCCGGTTGAAAACGTCCGCGCGCTGAAGGTCAACGAACACATCGGATTTAAACGCAAGCCAATTGTCCCGCATGTCTACGGGCCGAGGAAGCACGGCGTCATATGTCAAATGCTCGCGCCCGACTACGCGCGAGTTTACGGAGCGTAGTACATGGGTAAAAGTTCGCCACAGGCTCCCACGCCGATTGATGCGTCCGCGACGGCACGCGCGCAGGGTGCGGCCAACAAAGAGACGGCCATTGCCCAAACCGGCCTTAATGCGATGAACCAGTACGGCCCGAGCGGCTCGCTGGAATACACGCAGAGCGGAACATGGGCTGACGGCACGCCGCGATTTAACGCCACGCAGACGTTGACGCCGCAACAGCAGCGCATTTTTGACGAGCGGCAGAACGCTTCCGAAACATACGGGCAGACCGGAAACGCGCTTCTAAATTCCGTCAAGGGTACGCTTTCGGCCCCCGTAAACCTCTCGTCCCTCGGTGCGGCCCCGACGTATGACACGGCGTTCCGTGATAGCCAGCGCCAAGCACTCATTACCCGTTCTCAGCCGCAGTTCGACCAGCAGCGCACCGCGCTAGAAACGCAGCTTGCGAACCAAGGTCTGACGCCGGGAACGGTCGCGTATAACAACGCCTTCGATCAGTACAATCGCGGCTATAACGATTTCCTGTTGGGGGCCGACCTCAACGCCGGAAACCTCGCTGGCAACGAATACTCCCGCATGCAGCAGTCCCGGCAAAATCAAATCGGGGAAATGCTCTTGCCCCGGCAGCAGTCGCTCAACGAACTAGCGGCGCTTGCGGGCGGCAACCAGCTTTCAACGCCTTCGTATGTCAACACCCCGCAAACGGGTGTGCAGGGTACGGACATTATCGGCGCGCAGGGCTTGGCGGCACAGCAGCAGAATCAACTCTACGGACAGCAGATGGGCCAGAACAACGCGGCGATGGGCGGACTGTTCGGCCTTGGCGGTGCGGCTCTTGGTGGTTCACTTGCTGGCGGATATTGGGGGTAATCAGTGAGCAATCCTCTTTACGGCCAGCGTTTCGACCGTCAGTCGCAGTACCGCGACCGGCTTGCGGCGCAGCTTCTAGCGCAAGGTTCCGACGCATCTCCGGTCCAGCATTGGACGCAGGGCGCGGCCCGCCTCGCCCAAGCACTCGCGGGCGGCATGATCGGAATGAAGCAAGACGAACGCTACGCCGAACGCGAAAAGCAGTCGTCGGAAGCGATGGCAAAACTGTTCGCGCCGTCTCAGCAGTTCGTTCCGAGTGCGGCGGGTGTAGGCCCGCGTCTGGGCGCACAGATGCAGACGGCACAGCCCACGCTTGCGGAGATGGCACAGCGCGCGGCGGCGCATCCGGCGACACAACATCTGGCCCCGCAATTCCAGATGCAGGCAGCCGCCGCGCAGCAGGCGCTTGCGAACCGGGTCACATACAAGCCCGCAGAACAGAACGGGCTAAAGGGCCAGATCGGCAGCGACGGCAAGTTTATTCCCGACCCGCTTCCTCGCCCCGGCGCGCAGCCCCAACGCTATATGAACGTCGGAGGTCAGCTTATCGACGTGTCCGGCGACAAGCCCCGCGTGGCTTATCAGGCACCGGCAGAACCGGCCAAGGAACAGGGCGGCCCGTTCGCCGGAAACGCGCTTGACGCGCAGGCGTTGAACATTGTTCTAAATCCGAGGGCCGATACATCAAGCCCGACTTATGCCGCCGCGTTTACGCACTTGTACGGGCCTCGGTCGGTGACGCAACCCGACCAGACGACGGTTGTTATGCAGCCGCCTATCCCTGAAGGCGTGGCTAGACCCGGCGCACAGCAGCGCCCCCAAGCGGCCCCGAACGCTCTTTCGCAGTTCTCGATTGGCGGCGGTGGTATGCCGCAGGGAATGCCCGCAGCCCCGCCCCCGCAGGCCGCAGCACAGCAACCGCCCGCAGCCCCACCGAACTCCGCCACGACGCAACTCCCCGGCGGCGGAAGCGTTACGCGCGTTGGCGACCCCAAGCCGAAGGAAATGACGGAGGGACAAACCGCCGCCGCCCTGTACGCGGATCGAATGGCGAAGGCGGAACCGATCATCCAGCAGCTAGGGCAAGCTGGAACATCGTGGACCGACAAAGTTGCGTCGGGCGTTCCCCTTATTGGAAACTCTCTCGTTTCCAACGACTATCAAAAACTGGATCAAGCGCGGCGAGATTTCGTTAACGCCGTGCTGCGTCGTGAATCTGGCGCGGTCATTGCGGATTCGGAATTCGAGAACGCAAACCGTCAATACTTCCCGCAGCCGGGCGATGGGCCGGACGTTATCGCGCAGAAAGCGCAGAATCGCAAAACCGCGCTGGAAGGCATTTCGCGGGCCGCTGGTCCGACGTATTCGCGCGCCGCGCCCGCAGGCGGCGACATTCGCTCCAAGTACGGGCTTGAATAATGGCAAATAGCGTGGCACCGCAGGATACCGGACGCATCAAGCGGAACGTCGAAAAGATGATTTCGCTTGGCGCTCCAGAAGCGGAAATCGACGGCTATCTTGGAACGGAAGGCTTTACGCCGCAGTCGTTCCGGCAGTCGATGATCGAGGCGAGACAGCCGCAGCGCACGACGGGCGAGCGCGTGTCGCGTTCTCTCGGGCTTGGCGCGCGGAATGTCGTCGAGGGTCTGACCGCGTTTCCGGGTATGCTGTACGACGCCGCGATGCTTCCCGTTAAGGGGGTAATCGGGGCGGCGAACTACATGGGCGCGGACATTCCGCAAGTCGCACCAGCAAGCGAAACGATTTCCAACGCGCTAACCCTAGCGGGCGCTCCGAAGTCGGAAAACGCTAACGAGCGCGTCCTTGGGCGCGTTGTGCAGGGTGTTACGGGCGCATTGCCGACAATGGGCGCGGGCGCATTGATGCAGGGCGCGGCGTCTGCCCCGCAAGTCGTGCGCGGCATCGGGGGGGTTCTCGCGGCAAATCCCGCAACGCAAGTCGTTAGCGGCGGTTCGGCGGGGCTTACGGGCGGTCTTGCCAGTGAGATGGGCGCGGGACCGGTTGGTGACTTTGCGGCATCGATGGGCGGCGGCATGCTCGGGGCGGGCGCTATGGCCGCAGGATCGGCGGCTATGCGCGCGGCTCCCGCTATCATCGAGCCGTTCCGCGAAAGCGGCAGGCGGGCAATTGCAGGGCGGGCAATTCTCGAATCGAGCGCGGACCCGCAGAACCTACAGACGCGCATCAATCAAGGCGTAACTGATCCCAATCGCCGCTTGCCCGGCTCTCAGCCGACGACCGCAGAAGCGGCGCGGGATACGGGACTAGCAACGCTTCAGTCTGGAATGCGAAACGACCCGCAGGGCGGCCCGAACGCGCCAAAGACGCTTTTGCAGGATGTCGAGGCGCGTAGGAACGCTTCGCGCACTCGTGCAATTGAGGGGCTTAACCCGTTGCCGGGCACGGACGCGGCGGCACGCGGCGATACCGTGCGGTCTGTTCTATCGGCGCGCGAGCGTGCGGCGGCAGCCGACGTTGACACGGCCTATAAGGCAATCGAGGCAGGCGGCAAGGCGTCACTTGATCCCAAGCCACTGGCAAGGGCTGCAAGCTGGACCGCGACGGACACTTACGGCCCCGGCTCCGGTGGTGTGCCGAAGCCCCTGCAAGACGTTCTAGACGAGATGGCGACCCATCCTGGCGGAATGTCGATTGAGTTTTTGCAAAATATCCGCAAGCGCCTCGGTGGTGTGGCGGGTGTCGCAACCGGAGCCAGTGACAACAATCTCGCCGCTGCGGCCAACCGGGTGCGCGATGCGATTGACGACGCTGTAAATACCGCAGTCGCAAACGGGCAGGGGGTTACGCAACAGCAGGCCGACGGCTGGCGCAGAGCCATTGCCGCGCGCCGTGAAATGGG